ATCTCGAATATCCCCGAACTGGCCAGGATCAGCCTGAACTGGCGGTAACTAGCCACGACCAGCCGCGCTTGGAAACGATCAGCCCGGATGGGGCAGGTTCGTTCGGGCCGCTTGTGGGGGACATATGCCAGGACGCGTTTGGGCTCGAGCTGATGCCTTGGCAGGTGCATTTTCTTGACCGGGCGTTGAGCTTTAATGATGCAGGGGAGCTTGTGCATCGATCGGCGCTTGGCTCTGTGGCGCGCCAAAATGGTAAGAGCATTATTTTGAAAAGTGTCATCCTATTCTGGCTACTTGAGATGCCCAAGATTAGGGGCGAGAAACAAACCATCGTGTCTGTCGCACACCGTCTTGATCTCGCCGTCATGGTGTTTGATGACCTGGCTGACATTCTTGAGAACAAATACAACGCGACCGTGTCGCGGTCGTATGGTCGCAACAAAGTGACGATGCCGGACGGCACGACCTGGTGGATCAAAGCTGCGAAACATAACGCGGGTCACGGCATGTCGATCGATCTGCTGATCGTTGACGAGCTGTTTGACGTTGACGCCGAAGTAGTCGAGGGCGGTTTGATGCCTGCGCAACGCGCCCGCAAAAACCCGTTTGCCTTGTTTATGTCAACCGCCGGCACCGAAGCATCGGTGCTGTTTCAGCGTTGGCGTGAACACGGTCTACGCGCAATCGACAGCAATCAGCCGACCGTCAACTACATGGCTGAATGGTCGCCACCACCGCACGTCGACCCGATGGCGCCGTCATCGTGGACGTGGGGCAACCCCGCCATTGGCCATACCCTGACGCTTGACACGTTGCAGCAGGAAAGCGAAAACCCTGACCGTGCATCATTCCTACGCGCCAGCCTAAACCTGTGGGTCACGGTCGCTCGCGGCTGGATCGCACCCGGACGCTGGCCCGAACTCGAGCATCGCGGCCCAATCCCAATGGGCGGCATCATCGCCATCGAGGCCAGCCTGGACGACAGCCGATACGCAGCTGTACGCGCCGTCAACCTGCCCGACGGGCGCACCGTCTGCACCATCGCGTTCGTCGTCGACACGATCGGTGAGCTGTACGACAAACTCGCTGACGCCGCCGCCGACCCATCGGTACGGTTCGCCATGTCACCCACGATCGACGCAATCTGCCCGCCCAACCTGGAGCGTCGCCGCGTCATCGTCGGCTACGCCGAACTCGGCAAACTCACACCTGTCGTCCGCGACCTCATCAACCAGGGCAGGCTGCTACACACCGGGGAAACCATGCTCGCCGAACATGTGCAACGTGCCGTTGCAGTCAAGACACAGAACACGTTGGTGCTGTCATCGCAACGCTCACCCGGCCCAATTGAGTTAGCCAGGTGCATGGTGTGGGCCGCAGGCATGGTCGCTCGACCAGCACAAAGCGGTCGCCCAATGATCGTCACCGTGTAGCATCGCAACGTACCCGCCCCGGCCTTTCGTCGGGATCGTGTCGGCGGGCGGGTACACATAAACGCTTGACGCTTGTGGCACACTTGACGCATGGCCTTGTTCGCTAAAAAGACCGCCGCAATTAGCACCACCCCTGTTGCTGAAGTGCAGGCCGCTGTCGGCTACACGTCAAACGCGCAAGGCCCAAACATGATCGGCCAGTACTACACCTACCAGGAAGGTGAAGCCCGTAACCGCGCGATCTCGGTGCCTGCGATCAACCGTGCGCGCGACCTTATGGCGTCCGTCATCAGCTGTATGCCGCTCAAGATGTACAACGAAGTGTGGAACGAACTCGAAGAAGAAATGACCAAGGTGTATTTGGCTCCACGGTCATGGCTACGTCGACCTGACCCGACCGTGCCATACGGGCACATCATGGCCTGGACATTTGACGACCTGTTTTTCTACGGTCGCGCGTTTTGGTACATTACGTCACGCACCGCCGACGGCTATCCCGCATCATTCACCCGTTTGCCGACCGGGTCAATCACGACCCCTGATCAGGTTGGCCCTGTGTGGTTTGCGCCATCCAAGCAGGTGTACTTCAACGGCGGCGAACTCGACCCCGCCAACCTCGTGCAGTTCCTCAGCCCGACACAAGGTTTGATCTATTCAGCACCAGGCGCCATTGAGACCGCGCTCAAAATTGAGGCGGCTCGCAACCGCAACGCATCCAGCTCAATCCCCGCAGGGATCCTCAAGCAGACCGACGGCGAACCATTGTCAGCCCAAGAATTGACCGACATTGCCGCCCAATTCAACGCGGCTCGAGCCACCAATCAGACAGCGGCGCTCAACCAGTTTCTCTCATACGAACCCACCACGATGAGCCCGGACAAAATGTTGCTAATCGAGAGCGCCAACTATTCGGCGCTTGAGGCAGCCCGCCTCGGCAACGTACCGCCATACCTTGTCGGCGTGTCAACCGGGTCGTACTCGTACCAATCAGCGCAGCAGGCGCGCGCCGACCTCTACATTTTTGGTGTCAAGCTGTACGCCGAAGCGATCGCCGCAACCCTGTCAATGGACAACGTATTGCCCCGCGGGACGTACGTCGAGTTTGATTCGCACGAATACCTTGAAGAGGAATACGGCGCAGACAAAATGGATGAACCATCAGAAGTCAACATTCAAGAAAACACGCAAGAGAGGATCGCAAACCGATGATCAAATTCCACGCCACCGACATCAGCATCATCGCTGGTAAGGGTGCAGGCCGACGCGAAATCAGCGGCGTCGCCGTACCGTACAACGTCAAAGCAACCGTCGCATCAGGGCAAGACGTCATCATCAAGCCAGGCGCACTACCCGTCGAAGGCAAGGCACCGCGCCTGTTCATGTACCACGACAGCACAATGCCTGTCGGTGTCGTCACCGAGCGCGTCGACAGCCCTGAGGGGATGCTGTTTACCGCCAAAATCTCGGCATCCAGCCAAGGCCAGGACGCCATGATCATGCTGTCCGAAGGCGTTATTGACCAGGTATCCATCGGCGTCACCCCAACTGATTTCAGCTACGACGACGACGGCACCATGATCGTCAAGGCCGCCGACTGGGTAGAGCTGTCGCTTGTACCCGTCGGAGCATTTGGTGACGCAGCCGCCATCACCGAAGTCGCCGCAAGTATCCACCAACCCGAAGAAGAAATCGGCAATACTGAACAAGAGACCCCACAAGAGGAGACACCAGCAATGGACAACGCACCAGTCGTCGAGGCCGCCGCAGTCGAGGCCACAATCCCAACCGCACCAATCCCGGCACAGCCAAAGCGCAACTTCGGCATGCCAACCGCAGGCGAATACATGGCCGCCTACCACATCGGTGGCGACACGTTCCGCAAGGTCAACGAAGCATTCGTTGAGGCCGCTAAGTCGCGTCAGACCGCGTTGCAGGCAGCCGCAGGTGACACCCTTACCACCGACACTCCAGGTCTTTTGCCCGTGCCAGTTCTCGGCCCGGTTTTTCAGGATCTGAACTACATTCGCCCAGTCGTCGCAGCTGTCGGCGCTCGCGCAATGCCAGACGGTGGCAACCAAAAGACGTTCGTGCGCCCGACGTGGACGACCCACCCTTCGGTTGCAACTCAGTCAACTGAATTGACAAGCGTGTCAGCAACTACCCCCACGATTGCCTCAAATGTCGTCACCAAAACGACTCTGAGTGGGCAGGTCAGCCTCTCAATTCAGGACATTGACTTTACGTCACCCGCCGCAATGGAGATCATCCTGCGAGACTTGGCAGGCCAATACTTGCTTGCCTCGGACAACATCGCCGCAGACGCAATCACTAACGGCGCATCAGCATCAGGCGCAACTTGGACGGTCACCGCAAACGACCCGTCCTCGTTGATCTCCGCGTTGTACGACGCAGCCACCGACATTCTCAACGCCACGAACTTCCTGCCCGACCACCTGTTCGTGTCGCCAGACGTGTGGCAGAAGCTCGGCAGCCAGCTCGACGGAGACAAGCGCCCGATCTTCCCGTACGCAGGCGCAGCAGGCCTCATGGGCGTCAACGGACTTGGCACCGCAAACATCACGGTCGCCAACACGTTCAACCCGTTCGGCCTCAACCTCGTCGCAGACCGCAACTTCGCAGCAGGCACCCTGTACGTTGCCCGCGGCCAGGCGATCGAGTTCTACGAGCAGGTACGCGGCCTCATGTCGGTCGAAGTGCCTGGCACCCTTGGACGCACGTTCTCGTACTACGGGTACGTCGCAACCTTCATCGCAGACGCCGATCAGGTCAAGTACATCGTCGTCAACTGAACCGGGTAGGAGGCCTACACCATGGCCAATTACACGGTCACCCATAAGTACCTGCTGGACGATTACGCCGTCCTACAACTCCTCACACCCTCAGAAGTAGTTGTAGGCGGCGCAATCACCGTCACAGGCGTCGACGCAACCTTCAACGGCTCATACACCGTTTACGCGCTCCCGCAATACCTGTACCTCGGCACCGACACCGAAGGCGACCTGATGTACGACTATCAGGTACCGATCCAAAATCAGGTGTTGTACGCCAAGACCGCTAGCAACGTCAATCGTGTCGCATCCACCGGGACGCTCGCTTACACGCCCGTTTGTACTTGGATCACCGCAACCAACATCGAGGATTGGCTAGGGATCGGCACCGCAACCGCAGGCGACGCAGCGTTCTTGACGCAATGCGCCGCAGCCGCCAACCAATTCTGCTACCGACGCCGACAAGAAGCCGGATACATCGACAGCGTCAGCACCAGCCCATCAAGCGACGTCACCTTAGGCACGATCATGTACGGCGGTGCTTTGTATCGTCAGCGCGGCTCAATGGATCAATTTGCGTCGTTTGACGGCATGGCAACTGCCCCGGTCGTCGGCCTGTCCGGCATGGTGAAGCAGCTGTTAGGGATTGACCGCCCACAGGTGGCCTGATGCCCGTACCTGCCTACACCGACTTGTTCAACGAGGCCATTGACGATCTGACCGCAACCCTGCAAACCATTACAGGGCTACAGGTTGTCAACGATCCCCGCAACATCGTCCCGCCGTGCGCGTTTATTGACGCACCGTCATGGGAAAGCTGGAACTACAACATCGTTAAACTGACATTCCCGGTCAAAGTGCTGACGCTCGGCCCCGCCAACCTTGACGCCCAACGCTCGCTGCTTAACATTTGCGCCATGCTGCTAGCCAAAAACGTGGCCGTCACCGGGGGCCGACCAACCGTTATTGACATCGGCGGCTCAATCCTGCCTGCCTACGATCTCACGGTCACCATGCAGGCACAGACAAGCTAGGAGCGATCATGTACGTCATCGTCAGCCCACGCCTCGGCACACCAGGCGACAAGTTTGAACCAGTAGAAGGCACCAACATTGACGCCCTGTTGTCGGTTGGCTTCATATCCACCGACAAACCAAAAAAGTCGTCTAAAGTCAAAGCAGAACCAGTCGAGGAGTAACCCACATGGCAACCAGCGTCTACCTGTCAAACCCGAGCGTCACGATCAACAGCGTTGACC